GTGGTGGGGGTGGTCCTACTTTTGCTGCTGCTGATGCTCGCCCAGTTAGTTCTCCATACGGCGGCGACGGTGGTGGCGGACGAGGTGGAAGTGAAGGTCCAGGCGGGAATGGTTCACCAAATACCGGAGGTGGCGGTGGTGGTGGCAGCGCAGGTGGAACACTAACTTCACGAGGCACCCTAGCATCGTACTTAGGCACACCAACTCCAACTGCACCTAATCTTACCCTATCTGCTCAAAGTGGTGGCTCGGGCGGCACCGGATTAATCATTCTACAATATGACGAAGCTACATTTACAATAACTACCTCAGCTCCGGGGGTGGCAGAAGGCAGTCCTATAACGATAACTTTATCAACTAGGAATGTTACCAACGGCACGGTGTTACCTTACACAATTACTGGAGTTGCAGCAGCAGATTTTAGCCCAGCTACACTTACTGGTAATTTTACAGTTTCAAGCACCGACGGAGGAATAACCGGAACTGCATCTGTTACATTAACAATGGCATCGGATTCGACTACTGAAGGAAACGAGACCGCAGTTATATCTTTAAATAATGGATTTGCTTCCAAAACCTTCACAGTAGGCGATAGCTCAATTACTAGTGGTCCAGCTGTTATCTTAGATAAGAAAATACAGATGGTCGATTATAACACGATACAAAGTGATGTAGCTTCGGTAATGGGATCTGGTACAGCTGATTACGGATACGGTCAAACACTATTAAGTTCGCAGGTAAATGAAAACACGAGAGTAACAGTGAACGAGTGGGGAAATTTAAGATATGATATTATCAACGCTTGGGTCCATCAATTCGGAGCACTGCCTTCTCCAGTAACAGCACTTGAAGGTCAATTGGTCAAAGCCAATTCCGCTACATCGCCTTATACGTCATATAGAACTTTTGCCAGCGTGTTAGTGGCCAATAGATTTGGCGTACATTCTAGTCAGGCAATCACAAGAACCGGTCCATCTGCAGGCGTTTTTTGGAGTTCTCAACAAACTTGGCCTGGAGTTTATGGCACATCGTGGACCACTAAGATTCAAAGCACGGTGACCGTTACATTTACAACAGCAAACAAAGCTCGAGCATTTTTCAACAGCGGCAGTGAAATACGTTTTATTTCTTCTATATCCGGTGGTGCTGCGTCACAACAAAATGCATCTTGGAACACATTATTAAACAGCGTTGGCACGGTAGCATTTGGTGGAATAAAACCAAGTCCAGTAACTGAACCCAATGACGGTCAGAATTATTATAGACTTTCAAGTACGTTTCAGTATTTTTATACTGCTAGTTCCACTAGTCCTTATTCTGCAAATATATATAGAATAGCTGCTAGAACTCCGTCAGTGGCTGATAACAGCACAGGAACAGCCAGCACTATTGAATTCTTAGTGGAATGGCTAGATTCACACCCTGGGGCAGCTGCCTACGATTCAGTTGACGGAACAATAACATTGTCAGCAAATACTCTTGAAGCATCAGGAACACTATTTCCTTCAGGAACTGGGACTTTTTCAGTAGAAACACCAACAATCACAGTAGGTTCAATAACTCCATAAAATATTTTTCCTAAGATAATAGCAAATAAATAAACTGCTACTATATTGTTAGGAAAAATACATGGACGACCGCTTAAAAAAATCTTTAGAATTTGCCAACTATCGCCAAACTTTTGCGATTCAAAAAAAATTACTCAAAGAAAAGATCGCATCTAAACTGACCTACGGTCATAACGGCGGAGTATTTAAAATCGACCAATCCTTGATCACCTTTGTTCAGATGCTAATCGATCAAGGTAGAATTTCAGGTGTACCTCTTCTCGATATCAATAATAATCCAATAATGATTGAAGATTTGAATATTTTTAGAGATGAGATTTTTGATAGATATTTCACTACTACACTAGAATATTATGAACAATACGAACTTTTGAAAAAAAGTAGAAGTGTTGAAAAAATATTAGATCTATGACACGCGGTGTATTAATTTTCGCTCATAATAATAGAGACGTTGACTATGCGTTAATGTCAATAGTCTCTGGTCAGTTGGCCGCAAAATATCTACAGGTTCCGGTATCGTTGATAACAGATAAATTTACGATCGAATGGATGAAAGAATCTAAAATCTATCAAAAGGCCAAGACGCTGTTTGATAAGATTATTGAAATAGAAAAACCGATAACTGAAAATCAAAGGAACTTGCATGATGGAATTGAAAATAAATTAGTTCCTTTTATAAATTCTAACAGATGCTCTGCATATGAATTAACTCCTTATGATCGAACTCTGTTAATAGACAGTGATTTTTTAATTTTCTCTGATGCTCTAAGCAATTATTGGGACGTTGATTCGGATGTATTAATTTCATCGGCTATAAATGATATCTATGATCAAAAAAGATTAGGGTATCATGATAGATATATTTCTGATACAGGAATTCATTTATATTGGGCCACAACAGTAATGTTCTCGAAAAGCGAGTATTCAAAAATGTTTTTTGAGTTAGTAGATCAAATTAGAGAAAACTATGAATATTATTCAGATTTATTTAGATTTGATAATAGGCAATATAGAAATGATATTGCGTTTAGTATTGCCAAGCATATTCTAGATGGGTATGAAACTGATACTACTCTCGCACTTCCTCCGATACTATCAATTTTAGACAAAGATGTTCTTTTAGATGTTTCTACATCGGGAAAGTTGACAATGTTAATTTCTTCAAATTTAGATTCAAACTATATTGCAGCAGCAGCAACTAATCTAGATATTCATATTATGAATAAACAGAGTCTAATAAGACAAGCAGATAAACTGTTGGAGATAAAATGAGCTTTGGATATCTTATTATAGTTTCGACATCTGATAACGCCGACTATCTCGAATTAGCCTACGGACTTGCATTAAGTATAAAACATACACAAAAGCCAGGATACGACCAAGTAGCATTAGTTATTGATGATATCGAATCTGTAAAAGAATTAAATTCGTCTTGGGTATTTGATCATGTGATAGAGTGGGATAAAGAATCTTTTTGGGATGGTCGAAGTTGGATGGATACATTAACTCCGTTCGATAACACTGTATGCCTTGATGCTGATATGTTATTTCTTCGGGATTACAGCCATTGGATTGATTACTTTGTTGGTAACACAGAATTGTATGTTACTAATAAATCTTATAATTATAGAGGTGAGATAGTTAATTCGGATGAATATCGTAGAGCATTTACTAAAAATAACTTACCTAATTTATATTCATTCTATACATTCTTTAAAAAAGACTCTGAACTGGCCAAAGAATTTTTTACATTAGGCCGGTATATAATTAAACATCCTACAGAGTTTTCGAATGTATTTCTATCTGAATATAGACCCAAGATAGTCGGCACCGACGAAGCGTTTGCATTGAGTGCAAGATTGCTAGATATACAAGATGAAATAAGTTATGAGTTAGAATTTCCAAGAGTAGTACATATGAAACCATCTCTACAGAATTGGCCGTGGCCGGCAACTGCATGGAGTGATCATATAGGGTTTTATCTTAATAGAAAAGGCCAATTAAAATTAGGAAATTATCAACAATATGACATTGTTCATTATGTTGAAAAAGATAAAATCAACAAGGAAATGATCAACATTTTAGAGGAATTAGTATGGAAGAAATAGAAGACCTATTTAAAAATATCGTATGGGCTGAACCAGAATATACAGCAGTGTATGATCCTGAATCCGGATCGCTACATTGTATAGGACCAAAATCTGTTTTAGAAAATGAAAAATACACCATAGATGTTGATCGAGAAACAGCTGAAATGATTATTGAGGGAAAGATAAAAATAAGTTCCTGTTTTGTGGATGTTATAGATAATACTTTTCAAATAGCTGAAGTTAAAACTGCCGTAAAAATAGATGATGTACTACATCGAGTTATTGAAAAACAATATGCCGACGATGAAAAAATTGATCTTTATATAAAATATAATATTGAAGACAAATCCTTAACTATTGAATTAAGTGAAGAGTATACAGGAACGTATATTCAACATGAAAAATTCCAACCAGTGAAGAAGAAGAAAATTACATGGTCTGGTGACACTGAAATGAGATTTTTACTTACAGATTATAATGATCCTAATTGTATATATGATACAATATCTTTAAAAATTTCCGATCTGCTAGAGAAGTCTAAAAAATTTACTAACTTGTCGTTACCTCCTAAATTTAGTGTGTACACAAGACGTATTTTTAAAAATTATTTGATTGATATAAAATGAAAATAGTAGAATTTGATATAGTGTTTCTCAGTTACGATGAACCCAACGCTGATATGCATTATGCTGATCTATTAACCAAAGCACCGTGGGCGAAACGTGTGCATGGAATCAAAGGTTCAGACGCAGCTCATAAAGCCGCAGCGAATTTATCAGACACCGAATGGTTCATCACAGTAGATGCTGACAATATCGTATATACTGAATTTTTTGATTTAGACTTAGACATGAGTGATCCTAAGATACAGGTATATGGCTGGTGTGGGCGTAACAGTATCAACGGCTTGCGTTACGGCAATGGTGGACTTAAAATCTGGAAAAAAGATTTTGTTCTCAATATGCGCACACACGAAGCCAGTGAAAGTGATCGAGGTCAGGTTGATTTTTGTTGGGAAGAGGGCTATAGAAATTTTCCCCGAGTTTACAGCGACAGCATTATAAACGGATCGCCGTTCCAAGCATGGAGAGCAGGATTCCGAGAAGGGGTTAAAATGACTCTGCTTGACGGAGTTCGGATCCCACCACAGGAAATTAAAGAACGTATCTGGTGGCACAATATCCATAGATTGCGTATGTGGTCCACTGTAGGCACACACGAAGAAAACGGACTATACGCTATTCTTGGCGCCCGGATGGGAACCTGGATGACTAACTGTACTGATTGGAATTATATTGATGTGCGTGATTTTGAAATCTTAAGAAATATGTATGAACAGAACATTAATCATGATAACATAGAGAATGATGCTAGTCAGTTAGGAGAAAAAATAAAAATAAATCTAGGACTAGACTGGCCCGATTTTACTCCACAGCATAGCAAATACATATTAGACTTATATGACGAAACTATTAACCTAGGGTTGACCTATTACAAACAATGAGATACGATATAATCTTTATTAGTTATAACGAACCGCAAGCAGATGAAAACTTTGCTCGCCTAAAAGCGAGATTCCCTTATGCTCAACGAGTTCAAGGAATCAAAGGCATACATCAAGCACATATTGCGGCTGCAAAAAAAGCATTTACAAAAATGTTCTGGGTAGTGGATGCTGACGCACAGATACTAGATACCTTTAATTTCGATCATGTAGTCAGCGAATATGATTTAGAAAACGTACACGTATGGCGCAGTATGAATCCTATTAATGATCTAGAATATGGGTATGGCGGTGTAAAATTATTGCCCAAAAGCCTAACACAAAATATGGATATTTCTAAGCCAGATATGACAACCAGCATCTCATCGCTGTTCAAAGCAATGCCAGAGATCAGTAATATTACCGCTTTCAATGTAGATGCTTTTAATACATGGAAGAGTGCATTTAGAGAATGTGTAAAGTTATCCAGTAAAACTATTGATCGACAGGACGATGCAGATACAACCTATAGATTAAATGTTTGGTGTACTAGAGGTATTGATAGGCCCTTTGGCAGAGAAGCCATTGAAGGTGCTGTACAAGGTAAACAATACGGATTGGAAAATAAAGACAACAACGAAGCATTGAAAATGATCAACGATTTTGATTGGCTGAGAGAACGATTTGGACGATAAAGCTCGTATACAAAAATTCATTCCTATAATGAAAGAGATTTCACCAACATTTTGTTTGGCGAAGTGGCATCACACCACTATCTATCTGCAGACTGGTGAGACTCATAGTTGTTATCATCCAGCCCCCCACAAAATTCCTTTAGAAGAAATAGCGATTGACCCCAGTGCATTACATAATACTAAAGAAAAAATCAGCCAACGTGCAGAAATGATGCAGGGAGAAAAACCTGCAGGCTGTCAATACTGCTGGAACATTGAAGCACTAGGCGAAGAATATATTTCGGACAGACACGAACGCAATGCCAGTATCTTTACAGAGCAGCGTCTAGGAGCTATAAAAGAGAATCCGCTAGCTCCGATAAATCCACAGTACATTGAAGTTAGCTTTGGAAACGAATGTAATTTTAAATGCGGATATTGTCACCCTAAACATTCTAGCAGTTACTATAAAGAGATCAAAGATCATGGACCATATACTATGGTTAAGAATCATCGCAATGATATCGATTGGTTTAAAATTTACGAAGAAGAATCGAATCCCTATGTTGAAGCATGGTGGCGCTGGTGGCCGGAAGTTCGTAAGACACTAACGATCCTACGTATTACAGGCGGCGAACCATTATTACAATCTAGTACATGGAGATTGTTAGAAGATTTAGAAAAAAATCCCTTGCCTAATCTAGAGCTTAATATCAATACAAATTTTGGAGTTAAGCCTGTATTAATTGATCGTCTAGTTGAGAAAGTAAACGACCTAGTTAATGGTGGTAAGATCAAGGACTTTAAAATTTTTACTAGTATGGATACATGGGGAGCACCTGCAGAGTATATCCGCACAGGCCTGGACCTAACAGTATGGGAGCGTAACTTAGACACTTATCTAACTGAAACACAGTTGCCAATTACTTTTATGATTACATTCAATATTCTTACAGTAACTAATTTTCAAAGTTTATTAGAAAAGATTCTAGAATGGCGTGTAAAATATAATGGCGTTAATCAAAACAAATGGCAGCGTATCCGATTTGATACACCATACTTAAAAGAACCGTTACAGTATGACATGAATATTCTGCCTAAAGATGAGTTTATGCCTTACATGGTAAGACATCTAGACTTCATTCTAGCCAATTTAGACGATAAAAACCGAAGCAAATTCAACGACTTAGAGTACGCTAAATTTGAAAGAGTTGTGAAATACATGGAATCAGCTATCTATACCCCAGAAAAGTTAAAAGAAGGCAAACGCGACTTCTTTAATTGGTTTACTGAATATGATCGCAGACGTGATACTAATTTCGCGAAAACCTTTCCCGATCTAATAACATTCATGGAGAGCTGCGGTGAATTGGTATAAGGAAGTTGGTGCCACGCCATCAGGGTTCAATAACAGCGAAATACTGCTGAATGATATAAATTTAAAACCTAGATGGGTAGAAATTCCTGCTAGATTTTCTGAATTTCATGTGAAAAGAAAAAAAGATTCTTTATTAATAGTGATAGGCGAAAGTTGGACCTATGGTGAGTCTTTGACGAACGTTGCTACAGCAATTAAAAAATACAATCTATATTCACAATTATCAAGTTGTTTTGGTCCACGAATGGCAATAGAAATGAATACAGATTATTATCAATATGCTGTTCCTGGAAACTGTAATTTTTATATGTTCGAAGAATTGAAAAGAATATTAAAATATGTCAGTGACATGGATTACAAAAAAGTTTATATCTGTATGCAAATGACAGAACCGGGGAGAGAAAAAGCAATAGCAAATGAATTGTCTGGACATCCCTTAGATGAACTTTACGATACCGATCGTAAAAAAATAAATTTTAAACAATGGCTACAAGAATACGACGAGATTTTTTTCAACATATATAATGATATTATTGCTGAATATAAAGATAGAATCGTTATAGATGCTATATTATCGAAAAATTTTTGTTGTACTACGACATCCAAGCGTGATTATTTGTTTAGAATAATAGAAACAAGTTGG